AATCACGCTGGCGATGCCGCGACAGAGCGCTTCAAAATTGTCCGGGTCGCGGAACGAATCGCAGTCCATTTTGGCATCGCAAAATAGGGCCTCAAGAAGTACAGCGGCAGCATTCGTACCATTAAGAAATGCCAAGTCACTGCGATACTTGGCGCCACGATCCGGCAGGTCCAATGCATCGCTCATCGCTTCGGAGAGTTCGGCCGATAACTCTTCCTGGCTGACGTACAAACATTCACAACCCATCTTTTTGGAAGTAGTTGGTTCATAAGCATTTAGGTGTATACTCACCGCTAAGTCGCAGGGAATACTGTTATGCCATGCCACTATGCGGTCAAGATTGGCCGATTGAGTCGTACTGGTCGTATCAGTAAATGTCATCACATCAACGCCAGCGTCGGCCAAGAGTTCTGCCGTGCGGTTCATGATCTTGATTGCGGAATCGACTTCATCGAGGCCCCACGGTTCCGGTCCGCTGGCGCCTCTGATTTTGGTGCCATGACCGCTGCTTATGGTGATCATTCGGATATTCCTCCATGCCTAGACCGTTGATCAACAAGATTGGCCAGCGCTTTGGCCGGTTGATAGTTCTGCATATTGCAAGGCGTCGCGGAAATAATGGCCAAACCATGTGGCGATGCCATTGCGATTGCGGAAAGAAGACTACCGTGCTCAACACAAATCTTCGGAGAAATAAACCAAACACGCAATCGTGCGGATGCTGGCAACGTGAAATAGACCGCATTTGGCATCTTCGTCACGGCGATGCAGATAAACGGAACGGTCGAGTATCTACGGAATATTATGGTTTGGAGCGCGATGCGTCAGCGCTGTGAAAATCCGAATAATCGTGCATACCCACGATATGGCGGTCGGGGTATTCGCATTTGCAAACGATGGAATAAATATAAAAACTTCCTCGCAGATATGGGTCGGCGACCGTCTGGATTGACTCTCGAACGTATCAATAATGATGGAGACTATAAGCCTTCAAATTGCCAATGGGCGTCACCGAAAGAACAAGCCAACAATCGCCCTCACGGTAACCGATATAAACGAAATTATTAAATGGGCTGCGTGACCACAATCCGATTGGTATCGTTTCCGCTGTTGTCGATTGGCGCGGGAACGAGTGGCATGTAGCCGATCTGATTATATTGAGTACCGGGATTGAGCACGACGCCCGCGTCATAGTTGGTTGAATCATACTCACAACCCATCGCGAGATTTGTAAAGTGCACCGCTTGCGATGTGGTGTTGAACCCGAAGCGGTGATTGGTTCCGTGGATTTGGAAGGTTTCACCAGCCGGGATCGCAAAACGATTGTGGCTCAGCACGGCATAGCGGCATTGCGGACCTAAGCGAAGGCGATAGGTATCGCAGAATGACATCTCGGTGACATTCGAGCCCGCGAGATCGATCAGCATGCCGCCGCCGCCGCTGCACGCGAGAATACGGCGCACGCCGGTCGTACCGGGCTCATCGTCCGGCAGGATGATGGCGGGCTCATTGAGATCGTAACGTTGAAATAGGCAAAGCTCGCCGCCGCCAATCGAGGAATATGCGCCAGCCGCGTAGCCGCTCATGTCGATGCAGGGGCCGCGCATGCGCATGATCCGCATCTGCGAGAATTGCTGCCGCACCGTATTTTCTTCGCAGAGAATACCGGGGCCATCGAACTGGCCGCCGTTGCCCTCCCAATTGATGCCATAGGTTTCCGCCCACGAGCCTAGGACGCACATCGGGCCGTCAAATTGTTTGGTGATGTAGAGGCGGCTTTCCGCGTAAAGCAACGCATAATCTGGAACCTCAATCGGGCTGTAGATATTGAGATTGCCCACAACGCGCACAGAAGGTGATCCAGCGCCAAATGCAGCATTGATCGCTGCCGCATCATCACCGCCGCTCGGCCCGACCACTGCCGATTCAAAATCCTTGGCCGTGAGTACGACGGCGCGCGGCTGGCGGGCTTCATGCACGTCAAGCGCTTGCTTCGCACGCGCGCGGATTTCGTGTATTGCTTTGGGCAGTTTAATATCGTGAGTCGGATGGGAGGATGACATGGATTGCTTGGTCCCTGACTGTGAGAAGCAGGCCAATTTCGTGCCGAAGCTATTCGTGGCGGCGATGAATGAGCCGACCGTGTATCCCTACACGGCGATACTCGATTGGCCTGTCTGCAACGATCACGTGAAAGAGCTTGAAGATCGGGCAAAAGAATTTATTCCAGCAGCGACCGAGCACATCGCTCGGATGCACGGTCGTGGGGCGCGCTCAGTCGTGATTCATCACTTAGATCGATGGGAAGCGCAGATCGTGTTCTATCGCGAGATCACGAATGAGCCCGATGTGACCGCGATCACCGTTGATAAGATCAATGTGGAATCAGATGAATATAAGGAATTCAAAAAGTTTCTTGACGCATCAAGGCCGCCGAATTATCCGCCGCCGTTAGATGAGACGCCGCGCGATCAGGAGCTTGAACAGCGCTAACAGCGCAACGCCTTCGTCCTGATCGATCCAGGCCGCGAGTTGATCGGGATTTGCCGAGCGCAAGCGCTCGCTCAATGCCTTCACGTCACCATCATCATCGAATTCTTTGAACCGTTTGACGTGCGGCGGATTGACGAACGCATCGACTTGCTCTTGCGGCGGTTCGGGGCCAACCGCATCGACCCAATAGTCGCCGATCTTCCAGCGTGCAGCATTGGGTTGCTGCGCCTGTGGAGGGAATGGCGGTTCTTCGGAATAGATCGCTAGAATTTCGCTCACGTCATTCGCTCCCTTGTGCGAAAGAAACTGTTGAATGTGCCGCCGTACCAGCGGCTTCCACTCGATCCATTGAGAGTCCATTGCTGGCTTCCCGATCCGCCAACCCGGAAAGTATAGGTCAACTGCGCGGTCGTCTTTGGAAAGTCGCGCACCGATACAAGCTGATAATAGTTTTTCGCCGCGGCGCTCTCTGAAGTGCCAAGAGCATTACTGAGCCCGGTGCGAAACAACGCCCCAGCAATCCAATTATTCGATCCATCAGCAATAATTGCGCGGGCCTTCACGTCGATAACCGATGCCGGGCTGAGAGGGCTTATTACCGCTCCCATAACTTGCGCGCCCTCGGTGATCTGCGGGATTGTATTGTCAGCGGGAATGGTCAATGTCGAGTTGGTGGAATTACCATAAGTGTAGAATTGCTCATTGATGATCTCGCCGGGTGTCTGACTTCCGGGCACGAACAGACAAATACGCGTTGGCGAAGCAATCCAATTACCAGCACTAGTCAAGCCGGAGTCATATTCTGCCGTCGCGAGAATAGCAAATGGTGTTGCGCCGGGGAGTGCATAACTGCCATAGAAGATGCCTGCGCCTGCCGATGTCGGTCCAATTTGCAATATCTGCGGCGCAACGCCGTTGGGTGGAAAACCAACAATAACATTGTTTTGACCGTGTGCTTGGAACACGACGATGCTGATATAGCCACCATCATCAAGCAAACCGAACCATAACCGAAACGGTTCATTGTTGCCTATGCTGAATGTTGCGCCAGCCGGAATAGTCAGCGACATCGGCGCGGTGATCATCCGTAATTCGCCGTAGCGCGTCACAAAGATGACCGGCGCGAAGATCGACGGGTCTTCACCAGCCAACGTCTTGAGCGCAAATGTCGCTGCACCACCGCTATGGCTCTCGGTCAGGTTGGCGTTGAAGACAAAACCGCAAGACGGAACGCTATCTTCGATGCTGACTTCGCCCGCAATATTCAAAGACCAATCGGCATAGGTACCGCTGCCGAATGATTTGTCCATCGCAATAGTTAGATCATAATCTTGATAGCTTGTGACGAGCCCTTCCATCCAGGCGCCAGATGCTGCCGATGTTGCCCGCACCCGCGAGCCTTCCTGATAGGCGAGCGCCTTTGATGCCATTGTGAACGTGCGCGGGAAGTTTTTGGTGATGCTTAAACTTGTGGTGCTTGTCGCCAGATAAGGAACGGTGATCGGTCCATATGGCGCGGCCGGGACGATAGCCGCAGGCACATCGGTGCCGGGACGGACTTGATTTGTCGTGCCTGTTGTCACGTCGCGTACTCGCGGATGCGCAGATATGTATTGAACGTGCCGCCGTAATATCCGGCACCATTTGATCCGTTGACGGTCCATCCGGTTGCCGCATTATGGCTTCCGGCACGGACTTGGAAAGTCAACGGTACGACCGTCCATGCCACGATGCGGGTCAGATGCAAATGCGGACATTCATTGATGAATGTCCAAAGTGATGATAATACGTTTGTGATGTCAGTGCGCGATAGCAACGTTGTAATTACATCCGATGTTGCTGATTGCATCATGATTTGCGCTTCCACTTCCAGAACAGAAGCACCATTGATCGGCGTAATCCCTTGCGAAATGATGAGCGCACCTTGACCGTTTGTCGGTATGGTGTCGGTAAAGGATGGAAACTGTGCGGTGCTGGTCATCATCGCACCGCTCTGCGTACCGACTTCTTGGATCAGCGTTCCTGGTAATCGCGAGCCAAGCCCGTGCATGGTGATGCGCGTCGGGGAGACAGACCAATTACCAGCCGTCGCAAGGCCCTGATCGTAATCAGCTACGCCAACGACGAGATAGGGAACCGGCACAACCGGATTGAATGTGTAAATCTGCCCGGCGCCATTGCCATACATCGTTGTCGGCAGAATGCCATTCGGCGGCAAACCAGTGATCGAATTTACCGTTGGCTCGCGACTTTGGAAGGCGCCAAGTTGCAAGGTGCCTTGATTATTGATCAGTAGAATCCAAACTCGAACTGGAACATTATTTGCCGCACCGAGCGTGACCCCTTGCGGAACTGTAAGTGATAATACTGTACTGACCGTACCACTTGAGCCATCGGGAAATAGCGCCCGGATCGGATTAACCGCGCTTGGATCAGTACCGCCGATGGTTTTGAGCGTAAAGGTTACCGCATTGGAAAGATGACTTTCCGTCATCAAGGCATTGGAGAGAATACCCGGCAACGGCGGCAACAGGCCGGGCTCGCCCGCAAGATTGATGTACCACGATGAGAACGTTCCCGCCCCTTGTGCCGAAGTAAGTTCAACGACTAGCGTCGTACCGGTATAAGAGTTGACGACGCCTTCCATCCAATTGCCGGTCGTCACCGATACGATGCGCACGCGCGTCCCTACGGTGTAGGCGAGCCCGGCGGGCACCGTGAACGTGGCAAGCCCGCCCGCCTGAATGGTGACGCTTGAGCCGCTGACGGCGGCGAAGGCTGGACTGCGCGGCGCAAATGGTGCCGAGAGAATAATCGCGGTCATCGCGTGATCCCCTGGAACACGGTGATCGCCAGTTGTACGACCACGCGCTTTATCCCATCGGCATCGGCTACAATATCGCCGACATAATCGTCCGGCGCGACTTCTTTCATCATGTCATACGGAATTTTGATAAGCAGAAACGAATCGCCGCTGCCGCCGACACTCAATAATCCATCATCGGTTGAGCCGCGCACCCATACTTCGTTATCCGAAGAGAGATGCCGCACTTCCATGGAAAAGGCGATGCCGGTGAGTTCGACCGGTGTGATTTCATCATCCTGCACGAATTGAAAGCTATCGATCCAATCCTCATTGTTGCCGGTCGTGACGGTGACCTGCGCCAACGGCAAGATCAAAATGTTGGTTGCCATTGAAAGAACTATCCGTAGACGCTCGATGCATCCACAACGCCCGGCTGATTGCCGGGCAGATAAGTCTGCGCGCCGCCATGCGTGTTGATCGCCGAATTCATGACCGCAACGTAGCGCCGCCCATAAGCCTGACCGGAGAAACCGCAGTTTGGCGAGGAAATGGAAATCGACGCGTTGGTGTTTCCATACGAAAACGACCAGCCATAGTTCACATTGTTGTTCGTGATCAACGTGAACCAAGTTCCGATGTTGAGACTTCCACCGCTGTCAATCCACCATGCATTATAAGAGTTACGCCAAAAATCGACGTATTCAGACAATGTAACTGCCCCGGCGACGCATTGTATTTCACTGCCACCGCCACCACCAATGCCGCTGAAACGAACGTTGTGGAACCATATGCTTCCACTGTAGGAACAAACGGCGGTATTCCAAGCATTCGAGCCGTTATAAAGCGTGACCCCATCGATTTCGAGATCGGACCCGGCACCAGTAACGCCAACAACGCTTTGGTCAGTTGAATTCGGCGTGAACGAAACGATGTAGGAGCTTCGATTAGCTGGATCGCCATAAAGAATAATACGGCCGGGGAGATTGTCGATGTAGACCTTGCCGGTATATGTCCCGGTAATTCCCAACCTGATTGTGACCGTGCGACCGGCGATAAGAAAGCTTCTCTTCACGAAATCGATGGCCGCTTGAATGTGGAGAAATGCGTGCGCGGCGTCGTTCACCGATCCGTCATTATTGTCATTGCCGTCGGTGCGCACCCATAGCGTTAGATCGGCAGTGAGCTTGAAGTAGACCTGACTGCGCACCAGCCGCATCATCTGCCAATAAGTGACATGATATTCGAGCAAGATAACTTCGCCGACGGTATCGTGATCGCGCGATTGCAGCGGTTGTCCGTCGGTCCGATAAATCGGTTTTGCAGCGAGCGCATTGACCGTGAACGTCACCGCGCCGGTATTGATGTTATTGAGTTTGACGAGAACGACATCACCAGCGACCGGCGCCGTGATCGCAGGTGCGTAAGCGGCGACAACACTATTTGGAGTTGGCGACGTATCTTCAGCGTAAGGAATATCGATATTGAAATTGTTGACCGTGCCGCCAATGGCACCGAGAAAGTTGACCAGTTGGAAATTGGTGCCGTCATCGATCAGGTTGGCGATGCCGCCGGTAACGATATCGCCCGCGACAAGATCGGCACCATTGGTGCGCTTGATCGGCCGTGCGCCAAGCGTATTGACATTGATCGTGGTCGCGCCGGTATTGGTATTGCCAACTTTGACGCGAAGCGGCAATCCTTGCTTGTATCCTTGCAACGCCGGATCGAGCGCAACTGACAGCGCGTTCACTGATCCGGTATCGACCGCAAAGTTTGTATATTGCGCACGTGCGGCTCGCGTTAGTTGAAATAAGTCGCCATCGCTTGGAATGAAATCATTCTTGGTAATGCAGTTGACGATTTCACGCTGCGGATATTCGATGGATTCGGCAGGCGGGATCGAGCCCTCGCGCGCAATGGTCGGATCGCCATTGAGATATGGCGCATCCACATCAGTCACTCCATACGGCTGATGGTATTTCACGTGTCCCTCGCTTGCTTTACGGTGTTCCAGCCATCGGATCGCTTCGCGATAGCCCGCTGTAGTCGTAAATGATCTGCGTCTGCGCTGGCTTCCATCGTCCCAACAGACATTCGAGATCGGACGAAATACCGATGCGCAAATGCGGATCGATCCCGGTTTGCCCCTTGGTGACGCGAAACCACATCAAACGCGCCGTATCGACCCGCACCGTCCAATAGAACCGGTTTTCCGGTGGGCCGATCTGCCAGCGCGGATTATGATCAACAGTGCCATCCCAAGTCATGCCGCAGCGGGAGATGCCGCACATGAACGGCGCATATTCACGAATGCGAATCGTGTGGCCAAGATTGTTGGCAACACGGATAAAGAACGCGCGCGATTGCGCGCCGAGCATGGTGATGCGCTGTACGAGAACGCGCTGACGCTCGCCGATGGTCAGCGGCTCGGCGAGACATGGATCGGGCAGACCAAAGGCACGCTCCCAATCCGAAAGCATTTCGAGCGTGATGCGCGGGTCCGTCTCCCGCTCAAGCAAATCAGCCGCGCGGCTGTCCACGAAGCCCCAATAGGCGGCCAAACCTTTGACCGTGCGCATCAGCACGGAGTCAAGATTGCGCGGCCACGCAAGGCCCTTCGGCAACAAATTCGCTAAGGCAAAGAAGTATTCAGCGGCCCCGCGCCGAATGTGACGGTCACCTTGATAAATTCTACTAGGTGGTGGCATTCTTGGTGCGGTCGGTTCAATTGGTGGTTCTGGTGTTGGTGGCTCAGGTGGCGGCGGTTCAAATAAAGCACCCGCCCCGCTAAAACGAAGCGTGGCTGCCCGATGACGTTGGCGTGCTGCTACGGAAAAGTTTCCTTGGCCCGCTAATTGTTGAATAACTTGATAAGTCTCTTTTGCTCTTGCATAAAGAGAACCGCTGCCAGCTAATGTAGCAATTGATACTTCACTGCCAACACAAACGATTGACCATTGCAAATGGGTTAAATTGTCGTGTTCTGTTGTCCCGTTTGGTGATCCATTAAACTGTTCTATGTTAATGCCAGGGTATTGAAATGCAGGTGGGGGGCCGGAGCTATAGGGTGTATGGTCTTCGTAAACGACATTGCTGACAACACCATTGACGGAGGCACTATAGACATTGCCGCGCCCATACCACCATCTAGACCCGTAGCCGTCACATCGAATGCCATCGATTATGAGATTTTCCGCCTCATCACAGCGAACGGCAAGATTTCCCTGATCGCCGGTCGTATCGTCGGTTGAGCCTGATGGAGCCGTGAAATACCCGCCCACTAGCGGCGCGTCACATGCGCGCTCCGGCCAAGGCGGCTCAGCCAAAATTTGGACGTTCGGGTTGTCTCCTCCAACTGTGATTGCACACAGGAAATTATAGCTTTTAATGCCCGTCTGAGTTGTTGTCCCTACGGGAGTTGGTGCCCCTAGCACCACAACAGTTGGGTTCCTGATAATGCCACCTTCCTGCATCGCAGCGTTCGGCGGCTGAATGTTGGAATTGATGTTGATGATGGGGTTCTGGTACGCGAGCCCAGGGGAAACTATTTCTCCATAATCGCTTGTGTAGGTAAACTCGCAGCCCGTCTCCATTGTCCATGTGCAATCTTCAAATAGAAAGTTACCGCTTGAGTTCATCGAGGAGATGCAGTTGGTGCTGGTACACCGTCTGACAATGATCCCATCCGAGCGGAAACCCTCAAATCCCGCGGTAATTTTGGTAGCAGTGCACGTGCAATCCTCGATGATACAATCGGTGCTGTCAGCAACAGCAATCATCCACGATAAATAACGTCGCCATGGGGTGTCGTTAAAAGCTTCGCAATCATGAATATGGAGACGAACCGAATAATCCCCACTGACCGCATGAGCAAACGCACCGCGTACGCGAATGTTGTGGATTTCTGCATCGTAACATTGGTTTGCGCTTACGCCCGAAAAAAATACGAAATTTGGGTCGCCAAACCCAACCTCCGACATATCTGCGTCTGTGAATGAGCCGCCGATGTAACCAGAGTCACCGGCATTCCCATGGTAATAAAAATCATGAATAATGATTTCGTTGTTTTGGCCGCTGGCTACCGTCCCGCCCAACACACCTGGCGGCCAAAACAGTTCCGTAGAGGCCATCCCCTGCCCTTTAATCTCCCATCCATCACGAAGGGCAGAGATGACTACGTTTCCGTTGATGGCGTATATCCCCGCAGGAATGCTTACAACAGTCTCCCGCATGATACTTGGATAGCCGTACTCAACTTTCAAAATAAAGTTGAAAACCGCTTGATTATCGACATAGACATTGGCGTTGGTCGCCGTCTGACTGGCATTGACAGCTAACGTGAGCACATTGCCGACTTTGTTAGTGATGGTCGTGCGTAGCGCCTTTGGCAACGCCTTAGACCAGTAATAATCAACCGGCGCCGACCAGCTACGTTTCCATGTTGAGTCACCCGTATCAAAATAGGCTGTCAGCCCGGTAGCGGTGACCCAACACCACGTCCCATTAGGTTTGCTCGTGTCTGCATTGCGCGCCGCGTTGCTCGCATAGGTTAGTGCGGGCCATTGCCCGCCAACGCCTGCCGTGCCACGCGCACCGGCCCCCGCCTCATGGCCAATGGCAACAATGATTTTGTCACCGATGGCGAAACCAGAGGCATCAGCCACCGTTAGGGTGTTCGTGCCTGTTGTAATGCTCCCCGTTGTGACCGAACTTTTTAGGCCCCAATCGCGCGGGTCCAGAACGTAGGTTGTAGTATTGCTGAAAAGAGTAGCAACGGTAAGGGCTGTGACTGTAATCTCATACAGCCCGATATTCGCACCCGAGAAATTCTTTATTTTAACCTTGCCGGAATCAAGCTGAATCCACTGCTTGCCGCGCAGTATTTCAGTGCCATTCATCTTGACGTAGAAGTCGAAGCCACTGACACCAAAGGTGTAGGTACGACCAGCAGAGTCGTCATGATCATAGCCAGCTACGGTTGCCAGATCGACGAATGATGTCGCTTCGCCACCAGTACCGGTTAGGTTGTTGGAATCACCTGGGGGCGATCCGATTGCCCACCCCGACGAGGTAATGCCACTGTGTACGTAAAGAACCAGATCGTCCACGTCTTCATTCAAAGCAAGACGGATGGCTCGCCCGGTAGACTCATTGACGCGAAGATAAATTTCTGCGCGCCGCCCCCAAAACGTTACCTCTACATCGCGGTAGCTTGCGGCTGATGTTAGCGTGAACTGATTTCCGTCTGTTGGCTCTAGATATTTCGCGCCCGTCCTGTTCCAAGAATTGGTGGTAAAAACATTTGTCTCGGGGCTGATAAAGTCAGGAGCAAAGGCGTTTGCGGCCTTGATCCCTGTCGAGAGCGATTGAATGTCAATAGTCGGCATTACAGCTACGCGCTACTGTAGAATAGTCGGCGCCCCCGCGCCGAATGTGACGATCAGGCACTCGGCGAACTCGGCGGGCCTGTAAAGAAGATATCGCCGAGCACGGCAAGATGTCCGGGTGACGGCATCAAATCATCGCCGCCGCTCAACTGAAAGGATTCGACGTTGAGCGCGGACAGCACCGCGTCAACTTTCCATGCCGCGAAGATCGTCTGCCCAGGCTTGGCGCGATCTACCAGCATTTGCGCACAGGCGGCTTCGATGGCCGAACGCGTCGTGGTTGTATCAGGAAACAAATTGCTGATGTTGAAATCAATCGGTTGCCGCAGCGGCGCAACGACAAAGAAATCTTTCACCGCCACTGGTCGCACCGTATCGAGATAGGCTTCGACTTGCCCGACATCGAATGGCGTCGGAAAGCCTTCGTTTTCCGCTCTCAGATCGTCCATCATGAAGCGCAACGTCACGGTCCCGATGCCCATCTCCAAGGGACCGCACCATGCGCGCGTCACGCCGGGGACTGCCATTCCCCACAACTCATAATCCGTCTTGTCGCCGCCCATCGGCGGCTGACGAATGCGGAACAAGACGCGCGTGCGCAGATCAACATCGTTTTCTTCATCGGCGCCGCCGCCGAAATTGCTGGCAATCGCCGAACCATCAACGCCAGGAATCGCCACCAAGATGCCCATCGATGTGCCGTCAAGAAGATTGCCTTCGGCGCCGGGATCGAGCGCGCGCACTGGCGCGTCGGTCGGTTCTTCGCCGATGATGATTTCCTCAGTCGTTTCGTAGCCAATGTTGCCTGCTTGAAGCTGTGTGGCGAGGGGAATGATGGTGCCTTCGAGCCCTGTAAACGTGGTGATACCGGTCGCATAGGTCGCCGCCTTGCGCCCGGTCGAGCCGTCGCTATTGGTCAGCCATATGTCCCCATGACGGTCGAGCCATTCCGTTTCTGCCGTGTCAGGCAAGAATTGCAGCGCCAGCCAATCGATGTAGCGCAACGTCAAATGGCAGAGCCCGGCCATCGCATCGGACATGACGCGCAGCACGTTATTGCCGATGAGCACCGCACCGCTTAACGCGGCGACGATCTCATCGCGGACGTTTTCTCTGACGTTTCGTAAGGTCGGGGTGCTCCACGGCACGGCTCAGCACCCCTGACTCAAGACGCCACAAGCAAACGCGCCGAACTTCCTTACACTGTGCTTTTGCCTTGTAGCCCGCCAAGCAGCCTCGACTGTTGTTCTTGGAATTCCTCTCGCTTTTGCTTTCTCGACTAGTTTCCGTTTGGTTTCATCGGAATGCTGTCGTCCAAGACAGTTCGTGTTTCCTAAATTCGCCATTCTAATTTTCATCCGCGTTTCTTCGCTATGTCGATAGCTTTCCGGTCGCAAGCGCCGACCTTTTAATGCCCGCGAGATTGCCGCTTTGTGTGCATCTGAATTCTTTTGTCCTTTCCGATTGAAAGCAATCATATGTTTTGCGGATCGTTTCGTTCCTGTGTTTCCTTCGCCACCATTAGTGATATTGACAAGCGGCCCATCTGGCTCTTTGCCGATTGCTTGGATCAATGCTATCTCAATTTGATTTGCTTCTTGCTCTGTGAGTCCTGATCGAAGCTTCACGCGAGGAATGTCCAAACCACGAGCGAGCATGTTGTTTATTATATTATTCTTGTGTGGATTTTTGCCTTTCGCCCCTTTTTGCCAGCGAGGGGCGAGATGAGTATTCATACGATAGCCGTGGCCCTTGCCAATGTAGAACGGCTGACCATTTTCTCGAAACAGAACGTAGATATAAAAGTCTGATCTGATGGTCATGGCTTTGCTACATCTCAATAACCTGATCCCATAGGTATGCATAGCGCAGAGATATGGCCTGCAACGGTCCGCGATAGGCCGTTACTGTCACCACGATCATCTCACGCGCAGCCTGATGTCGCGTCTGATCCAGCACGCGCTCGGCGCGCACATCGATGCGCGAGCAAAACCGTTTGTCAATGAACGGTTTCAGCGCTTCATAGGTATAGATTTTCGCGCGCTGCAATGTCGCGCCTTCCCAGGACACATCATCTGAAATCTTAGCGCGCGTTAGCAGCCAATTTTTGCAGCCGATATTCCAGCCATCCCAAATCGCTTGCGCGTCAAGATCGCCCCACCATCCGCGTCGATCCGTGCTATCAATATCGGGAAGCACTTCATCGACATCGGCAAGCCGATCCGTGCCAAGCGCAACGCGGAACGCGGTCGCCAATTCTTCCTCTTCATCGAGCAAGCCGACAGGTGTCAACAGCCAATCCATGGTCGTGCCATGGAGTAGGCTTTGATATTCCTTTAAGCGGATATCTGTCGCCATGGATTATGATACCTTTAGCTGTGCAAGTTGCGCCTCAAGTTCGGCGACGCGCGCAGTCAGTTCTTCGAGTTCGGTGCTCGGCGGCGGGGTGTGAATGCCCGGACCTTGATGCGGCGTCTGCGTGTGCACGTAAACTTGCTTGTCAGAAACGTCGGTTAAATTATCAATCTGTCCAACGACATATTTGCTCGCATTCTCATCGCCCAATCTGATCTTACCCTTGAACATCCATTCTTTTTTTTCTTTATCATAATAACCGACGACTGCATCATCCGCATAAAACTCGATCTTCTTTTTCGTCACGCGGACTTCGGTGTTAACTTTGTCGCCTTCGTGCTTGTGCTCTTGCTGTCCGCCACCGCCGCCGCCAGCACCGCCGCCGCCACTTGCCGCCAATGCCGCAGCACTCGCACCGCCACCGCTTCCACCGCCGCCCGATCCGCCTGCACCAGCGCCTTTGCCCTTTCTTTGCTGTTTCTTTTTATCGACGTGCCGCAAGCTGGCGAAACGTTCCTTCTTTTGTTGGCCGCCTGATCCGCCACTGGCCGCAAGCGCTGATGCACCAGCGCCACTACCACCGCCGCCCTGCTGTTGATCGTCATCATCGAGCGCGAGAACGAATACGCCCTTGTCGGGATGAATGTAATTTCCCTGATGATTCTGATCGTATTGAAATGAACCGCCCGGCGGGACTTTGTACGGCCGATGGCGCCGGTCATCGATGCCGATGATTACCGGATGCGAGCGCGAGCCGTTGAGATAGGCGACGATGCATTCTGCCGCTTCACCTTTCGGCTGTTGCCCTTCCTCACCGGCACTATCGGCGCCAAGTCCACCCCCGCCTCCCCCGCCTCCAAGACCGCCGCCACCATCGCCGCCTTGGCCCATGCCTTTATCTTGCTGTTGTTCGCTCTGCTTGAGCGGCGTCGCCGAGAAGCCGAATGATTGACAGCGCTCGACGTTGGTCGCTGTTTCAGAGTGCATCACGTCGATAGCTTTTGCTTCCTGCCAATTGTGATCATCGTCGGCCTCGCGCAATGTTGCGCGCGAGAGCGTCAAGCTCGCCTGATGTGATGTGTGCCTTAGTGTTGAGCGCATCTTGTGTCCTATTGAATGGGGCCGCCACCGGCCTGCGCAGCCTTCTCGGCTTCAGTCCGAATATCTGCTGGAATGCCGCCCTCCACGACACGAACGAGTTCTAATGTTGTGCGCGTTCCAGCACGCACATCTTGGGTGAAGGTTACTTTGACGAGCTTCAGTGGCTCGTGCAGAAGAAGCATCACTGAATCGACATGCAACTGCGTGCCACCATTCATCGGGTGCGGCCACAGGCTTCCGTTTGACATCACCCATCCTTGCACGGTGATGGTTACGTTGGCCATTTCGTCTGGCCGCTTGGCGCCCTCAAATCCGGCGCGCGTCGCCGTATTTGCTATCAAGCCGGGCAATTCCATCAGCGTCGTGCGTGCGCTATATGTCCCGCCGCCGCCGAACAGTTGCATAATTTGATTTGTCGCCTTCGAGAACGGCTCGTGTGTGACTTTCGGTCCGCTTTCATTATCGGTAGCACCACGTTGAGCAACCGTGACATCAGGACCGGCACCATCTTTGATGCTCAAAAGCTCACGGCCTTCCAGAATGTTTACACCTTCAATCAGCGGATCACCGGAGAGCCCGCCGCCGACGCCAAGCAGCACAGTGCCATCGATAGCACTTCCGATTGTCGCGCCTGCCATGCGCGTAATTGGTTCAATCGCGCCCCAAATCGTTTGCCCCGGCGGAATCGAGAAACGATGCATTGAACTGTTGTCGATCTTGCCGATTTGCTTCACGCCGACGCCGATCATGCCGTAGAGCTTTTTGATGACCTGCAATGGAGTCGCGTTCCGAAACTCGCCAGTTTTAGTATTTGCTCCCGCAAATACTGCGGCACCATTTCTTGATACGCCCGCGATCTCGATGCCATGATGCGTCGCCGTGTAAGCGACTTGTCGCGTTAGCACCATGGCATTGATAATCGCCGGTTGGCCTGCCAGAAAAATATCCACAAATTGGCCCGGCCGGATGCGAAACTCAGACCAGTTCTTTAAGAGCGGTACGCCTTCCGAGCATGTGAAGCGGAAGCGACAAAACGGATCGCCGGTTGCCCACACAACTTCCACTGATAGCCAATCTCTGTAGCGTTGGCCGTCAACGCGGATTTCCGCGACTTCGGTAGGATTGGGCATTGTTCATGCGCTTAACGCGCGAATTGGGCTAAAGACAAAGGCCGGATGAATGACTTTGTTCTCTGCCGCCAACTGCTCTGCGCGACCAGCGTCAGCATAGATGCGATAAGCCAATGCCAGCGAT